TTAATATTATTATTATTTTTTAAAATATTATTTAATTTTAAAAAAATATTAATTTAAATAATAAAATTATTTTAATTATTTAAAAATTAAAAAAAAAAAAAGTAAAGAAAAATAATTAAAAAAGAAATAAAAAAATAAATTATATATATAAGTATCATTATAAATTAATATTTAATAATTTTTTAAATATATTATATTAATATTTAATATATATAAATATATATGGAAAAATATATAGGAATAATTAAAATATTATTAATAGGAAATACTAATGCAGGTAAAACTTCTATTGTTAAAAGATATACTACAAATAATTTTAAAACGGAATATAATTTTACAGTAGGATTAGATTTTAGTCAAAAAATTATAGAAATTGATAATAAAAAAATAAAACTTTTAATTTGGGATTCATTTGGTCAATTTCGTTTTTTTCCAATTTTAAAAAATTATTATAGAAATATTAATGTAGTATTTTATGTTTTTGATATTAATGATATTGAATCATATAATGAATTAATTAAATGGATTGAAAAAACATATGATAGTATTGAAAATAATGTAGATAAATATTTAATTGGTAATAAAAATGATATTAATGATAATATTGATTTAACTTTAATAAATAATTTATGTAAAAAATATAATTTAATATTTTATGAATGTAGTGCTAAGAACGGATATAATATTAATAATATATTTGAAAAAATAACTATAAAACAAATAGAAACTAATAAAGTTAAAAAAACATTAGTTATACAAAATGAAGAAGAAACATTAAAGTGTATTAATTGTATTATTCAATAATATATATATATATATATATATAAAATTTGAATAAAAAAATATTTATATAAAATATAAATTATTATATTTTATATAAAAAATGTCAGATGATGAATATTACGAGTGTGAATTAAATAATTTTAATATTATAAATAAATATTCTAATAAAATATCTTTAGATTTAGAAAATAAAAAAGTTTATAATATTGATTATAATTTTTTAAAAGAATGTAAAAAATGGGGACCAAATAGAAGACTTGATAAATTACATTTAAATAAAATGTTAGGTAAAATTGAAATAAAAATAAATAAAAATAAAAATCTTAATATACCTGGTATTTTTACTATAGGTTATGATGTAGATAATAATATATTTGTATTAATTGATGGACAACATCGTAAAAATATTTTATTAAATTTAAAAATAGTATATGATTTTAATTGTAAAATTAATATTGAAGTATATTTTGGCGATGATAAATATTTTAAAGAGATATTTGAAGAATTAAATTTTAGTAAGCCTATTGATACAAATAAATTATATTTAGATAAATTCCTTGAAATAAAAGAATTTTTTAATGATAATTTTTATAATGGTTGTAGAAATATTTTAAGAAAAAATACAAGAAGACCATTTATTAATGAAGAAAAATTATGGGAAGAACTAATTGAAAGTAGTATATTTATGAATACTAATTTTAAAAAATTAAAAAAAGAAATACTTATTTTAAATAATAAATATAAAGATAATATAGATTTTAATAAAATATCTTTTAATATGATGAATATAATGTATGAATATAAATGTTTTTTAGGATTAGATACAAAATTTAATTGGTTAAAAGAATTAGAAAAAAGAATTAAAAATGATATATAAATATATAGTATATTTATATAAATGGATTTAAATGATAAAATTGAAAGCTTAATAAATAGTTATATTGGAATAATAATTTTTAAAAATTTAAATAGTTATGATCAAAAAATTATTAGTGGAAATACCGGAATATTATTAGAAATTATTTATTATAAATTTAATTTAAAAAATCAAACAAATTTTATTAATCAAATGAAAATGAATAATTATAGAGATTGTATTTCATTAACTTTATTATTATTACCTTATATTGATACACAAAATAATTATGAATATTTTAATAAAGTAGAATCACTTCAAGAATTACTTTTAAAAAAAAAAGTAAATTATGATCCTAATGATAAAAGTAAAAATTATTACAAATATACAAATATACAATTTGATTTATTTAATTTAAATAATAATAATAATGTGGAAGAATTTAAAGATATAGAAGAATTATTAACTAATAATTTATATTATTTATTATCTACAATAGAAACAATAGCATATAAAATTTATCCGAATTGGTTAAATATTTATCCAATATCTTCTAATTATGTAGAATCTGAGTTATATAAAAATACTTTTAATAATAAAAGTTTAAAATGGTTTAAACAAGATATTACATGGTGGGATTATACAGATGAAAATGATAGAATGAAAAGCTATAAAGGTATTACAATAAATGATATTTATAATATTTTTGTAAATTACTATTTTTTAGCAGTTAAAGATTTTTTTTATTTAATTGAAGATGATAATATTTTTAAATTAGATAAAGAATTTGTAAATAGTTTAATTAATAATAAATATTATTCTTTATTAGATAATAATCAAAAATATAATTTTTTAAGCAAGTTAAAAAATTTAAAATTTAAAAAAAAAATAGAAAAAAATTTTGAAGAAAATTATGATTATATAAATATTAAAATATTGAATAATAAAGAAAAGAAAGATAATAGAGAAATAGATAATCTTGAAATAGATGTAAATGAAGATACATTTAATTATTATTATGACTATTTTTTGATTATTTTTAATAAATTAAAATTAACACCATATTTATATTTATATTTTGATTATAAAGATAATAAATTTGAATTAAAAGATAAAGATGATATACTAATAAATAATATTCCTATACCTAATTTAAAAGCTATAGATTTTTTTGAATTTGGAATAAGATTATATTATAAAGATAAAGATATTTTAAATAAAAATAATAATAAAAAAAAATATATAGATATATTAAAAAAAGATAATAATAAAGAAGAACATCATTCACATTTATTTTCAGGATTATCGGTTAATGAAAAAAATGAAATTACAAATAGAATAGTAAATAGTAAGGCTAAAATAAAATTAAATTTAAAAAATATTATTTTTGATACAATGACTAAATTAGGTTTATTATCTGAATATATATATAATTTAGAAATAACAGATTTAAATTTACTTGATAAAGATAAAGATAAAAGACAAAAATATATTAAAAAAATATTAAAAGATAAAAAAATAATAAAATGTAAAAAAATAATAGGTAAAAAAAATAAGGTAATAAAAATAAAAGATCAATATGAAGAATCTTATTTTTATGTAAATAATTTAAAATATAAAGACCAAAGACAAGAAAAAGAAAAAGATAAAAATGGTAATTATAAAAGTTTTTTTGATATAATATTTGATAAAAAGTTTGATGGCTATTTGACATACACAATGGATTGGATAACACAAATAAATTTTTATAATAAATATTTAAATAAAAGAATAATATTTATAACTGGTGCTACTGGACAAGGTAAATCAGTTCATGTTCCTAAATTAATATTATATTCAACTAAAATGTTAGATTATAATTTATATGGGAAAACTATAATTACACAACCCAGAATTTCTCCAGTTTTAAATGTAAAATATATATCAGATGGCTTAATGGTACCAATAGAAGAAATAATAAAAAATAAGAAAATAAGAACAGAAAATGGATATTTACAATTTGATTATTCTGGTGATACACATATTAATAAATATATACCATATTTTGTTAGAATGGTTACTGATGGTAAATTATTAAATGAAATATTAGGAAATATTTTATTAAAAGAAAAAAAAAATATAAATAAATATGAATTTAAATATAAATATGAAAATATTTTTGATAATATTGTAATAGATGAATCTCATGAACATAATAAAAATATGGATATTATTTTAACATTTATGAAATATAGTTTATTATTTAATTTATCATTAAAATTATTTATAGTTAGTGCTACAATGGATGAAGATGAATATGTACTAAGAAGATATTATAGAGTAATTAATGATGATTTATCATATCCATTTAATAAATTTATGTTTAATAAACCTTTATTAAAAATATATAATGATCGTAGATTTCATATTTCTCCACCAGGAGAAACTACCCAATATACTATTACAGAAATATATAATAGTTTTGAACCAAATAGCATGAGGGAAGCAATTATTGAAGGTATTGATATAGTTAATAAAATATTAGGTTCAAGTAATAGTGGCGAATTACTATTTTTTACTGATACAACTAAAAATTGTAATAATATAGCAAAACATTTAAATAAAATAACTGGTTCAACTATAGTTGCAATTCCTTTTTATGCAGGTATTGTTCCTAAATATAAAAAATGGATTGAAAATTTAAGTGATGATAGAAATAATATAAATTTTGATAAAAATATAATTGTTGATATATTTAATGGCGGATATAATATTGATAATATTAAAGTTAATAGAAATAATAATTATGACAGAATTATTATTATAGCTACAAATGTAGCAGAAGCATCAATTACAATAAATACATTAAAATTTGTTATTGATACAGGTTATGTATTAGATGTATCATATGATTATAATGAATTAATAGATATAATAGAAACAAAAAAAATAACAGAGGCAAGTCGCTTACAAAGAAAGGGACGTGTTGGTAGAAAAAGTTCAGGAACAGTATATTATACATATATGAAGCATTCGAGAGAAGATATAAAAGCTATATATAGTATTAATAAATCTAAAATAGATGATACTATATATGGAATATTATATAAAAATTATTTAGATATACCATTATTTAATAATATAAATTATTTTAGTATTAATAATTCAGATGTAGATATAGAATTTAATAATTATTTACCAGAATTTAAATTTTTAAAAGAATATTTTTGGAATAATGATGGAACGATTATTAAATTAAATAAATGCAATATTATAACAACTAATTTAATTTTTTTAAATAATGAATTTGATAAAAAAAATAATATATATTCTTCTGGTGTAAATTTTAATAATATTTTAGATGAAAAAGGATATTTTTATTTAATACATCCAAATGATAATGAAGAAAAAAGGGATTTATATAAAAGAGAAATTTTAAATGATAATAAAAAATTTAAAAATGATAAAATAAAAATAATTATAAAAAATTTAACTGATAAAAATTTATTAGTTGATTTTAATATTAAATCTGATTTTAATATTGATAATATAAAATTAGCAAAAACTGATATAAATGATTTATTAAGTAAAATATCAAAATCAATGAAATCTTTTGAATATAATAATAATTACTCTTTATTATTTATATATGGTTATTTATATAAGTGTATAGATGATATAATAATAATAATAAGTTTTTTAAAAGGTAAAGGTTATAGTTTAAAAAATTTATATGAAAAAAAAGGATTTAATTTTAATTTTAATTTTAAGAAAAGATTTAAAAATAATTATGGTGATATATGGGTTTTATTAAAATTATTTAATGAATTTATTAAAATTTTTGATAATATTATTCCTAAAAAAGAAAAAATAGATGAGAATTATAATAATGATTTAAAAAATTTTAAGAAAAATTATTATAATTTAGAAAAAATAGATGATAATTTTATTGAGAATGATTATAATAATATAATAAAAAATTTAATCCAAAACAAAAATATTATAAAAGTAAATAAATATAATAAATATAATATTGAAATAGATAAATTATTAGATAATCCAAATTATATAAATTGGTGTAAAATAAATTATATAAATAAGTTAGGTTTTTTAAATATTTTAAAAAATTATATAAAAATACATGAAGAATATGCTGAATTTAAATTAAATGAAAATGAAATAAAAAATAATTTTTATGATATATTAAATAAGAAATTTTCAAGTAATATTTCAAAAGATAATAATATAAATATTCAAAAATGTATAATATTAACTTATGGTATGAATTTAGTTGAATATAAAGGGAATAATAATTATTATCATTACAATTCAGCACAATATTTTACTAATACTTTATTAAAATCAAATATAAATGAAACTATTACTATTCCTAAACAATATTTGATTTTTTTTAATAAAGTAAATAATAATGAAATAAATATGCTATTAAATATTGATATTAAATATTTATTTGAATTAGTTTTTAATATTTATAATTTAATAAATTCTGGAGGAAAAAAAGATAATATTATTAAAAATTTTAATTATTCTAAATTAAATGAATATTTAATACAATTATCATCTAAAAATAAAAATAATAATACATCTAACTTTAATAAATTAAATGAATTAAATATAAATGAATTAAATAAAAATGAATATAAAATATATATAAAATTATTAGAACAAAATAACTATTTTTATAATTATATTGCTAAATTAGTAAATTATATTAACTATTTTTAATTTTAAAATTTTATTAATTAACTATAATATGATGATTTATTTGTGTTTAGCAAATAATTTTTAAAAAATAATCTATTATTATAATATGTAACATCTAAATTAAGTATTATCATTTGTAAATATAATATAG